CTTTAGGAGCACGATATACGGCTCCACCGACTTTCGGTTTACCGGCAGCAACATTAGAAGCACTATTCGCCATTTGTTTATTCTCCTCTCACCTCGAATATCCCGAGGTCATAATGTGTAATTACAAATACAGCCTGGTATCTCGGCTGTTTCGTTGTCGTATCAGTAAAATCATAATCAGAGTTCAGTTCGATCCTGGCGATCTCATTGAATGCCAGGAGATCATCAACAGCTCTCTTCAGAACTTCATTCATCTGGATCGTCCTGAGCTTCGTTCCGGCATAGGACTGGATAGCGATAGTTGACGATATGAGATGATCGTTCCAGTTCGATCCTGTCTTCTGCAGGACATAGAACTCTTTCGGACTGGCTGACGGTCTCGGATTGTCCTCCGGTTCCTCGACCAGTACAGGAGTCGGGCTGAGAGCCTGTCCGAGTTTATCGATCAGAAATTCTTCAATGCTCATTTACCTTCCCCCTTTACTCATCGGCAGACCGACAGCACCGATCGACTTCAGGAGAGTGTTCTCTTTAAAGTTCTGATGTGCTGCCTTCCTGCTGTTCGGATAGACGTTGGAGATCGCCACGAAGGAAGCCGTGTGGACTTCCGCTTCGTATTCTTCCCCAGCTGCACCGGCAACCGCCTGCCCGGTCTCAAGCATCAGTGCCTGGCACTCCGGAGATTTCATCAGTTCATTCAGCCCCTGAAGATTCAGTTCGAATTTGAACTTACCCATAACGCTCACACTTCACTTTCAGGTGCCACTCCGTCGGAACCATTTCTTCGATGCCTCTTTCCGGAATGCCAAATGTCTGGTACATCTGCCCGAAGAACTCCACTCTCTGGTTTACCCAGTCGTGTGTGTCTCCCTTAGGAATACCAAGCGTATACTCGATCATACGACCGCTCAGATTGAACTCTGAGACCCTCTCTTCCGGTGTTGGAAGTCCGACCAGTACATTCTTCACATTTTCCGATTTCCACGTATATACGGGCTGATTCAGCGAATCCGTGCCAGTCTGAGTCTTTGTCCAGAGCTTAACTGTGATGCCCCTGATCATTGTGATACCCCATACGGATCAGTCACGCCGATCCTGTTGCTGAGACCCAGGATCTGTCTCTCTGTCTTGCCAATATAGAGTTCCCCTGTGGCTCCTCCGGAAAGTGTCCACGACTGGCTGTATCCCAGTGCGCTGACCGATCCCTGTGTAGACCCCATCGGAACAGAACTGCCGGAACCGTCGCCGAGTGCCCTGCGGACGATCCTGCATTCAACCACTTTCTTGGCATCAAGAGAAGCAGACGAAGCAACAGCATCGATCAGAACATCGGCCTCATCGAGCAATGCTTCACATTTTTCTTCTTCATCTGCATCCAATTCACGGAAGCCTTTCTCCACATCTTCTACTGTTGCATATGCCATACCAATTCCTCTTTTCTTTACTGATCATGAAAAGGTGCCCCGTATCAGAGGCACCTTATTTATCTGTTTCTCTTACAGAGACTGACCTGCAGAAGCCTTGATGATTCTGTCAAGGAATACAGGCTTAACAGCGAGTCCGGAGTAAGCGACTGTTTCGATCGCCGCATTCTCGTATCTCGCACCGTTGTGTACTGCGATGATTCCGCTCTCGTCTGTGGTCATTTCCATACCCGGAATAGCACCGATGGAAGCCGCAACGACAGCCAAATTCTCACATGCTGTACCGATCACTGTGCCGGACGGAACGTTGGAGTCAACGATGACATTACCGATGCCCATGAAGTTGGCAAGATAGGACAGTCCGAACTGTGTTTCCAGAGTGATGTTGTGCTCACCCAGGTATCCGTAAGCATCGTCCGGATTTGCGAAGAATACAGGAGTATATGCTTCGTCTTCGAACTTCTTGGCAACACCTGCAGCAGCTGCAGCGACCTGTTTCTGGAAGCCGGAAGCCACAGCAGTACCTGTACCAGTCGCAAGTGCTGTGAAGATGGAAGCACGGATGCCAGCCTGGATCAGCTTCAGCATAGCCTTGTTGGTCTCACCGACAGCCAGTTCATAACCATATTTACCGATGGATTCGATACCTGTCAGGTTACGATACTTTTTGTAGGTCAGTTCAACAACGCTCGCATTACCAACAGAAATGCCGGAATCCGGGATCAGACCTTTTTCGAGTACAGTGGTAGCGTCAAGCACACCGCTTGTCGGATAGATCTTGAACGCTGTGCCGGGAGCGACGACCTGTACATCGGATTTGCCGAAAACAGCGAGCAGATTGTGCAGATCGTTCTCGAAGCGTGTTACAAAGTTGATATCCTGAGCAAGAGCCTCAGTATAAAGAATTTCATTAGCCATTTGGTTTATCCTTTCTGGAACAATTCAATGTTCTCTTTAATAGCTTTCAGACGTTTCTTATCGTCTTTGATGGAAAGAATCTCTTCTTTCGTAGCAGTAGGAACACGAGCTTCTCCGGAGTCCTTCACCGACGGATACCTGGTCTGACCGAATGCGTTTTTGATCAGATTCGCATGGTTCTCTAGTTCCTCTCTGGTGGATCCACGTAAGATTGATGCGTCGACACCCGTTTGCTTGGCCACCTCTGCGGTCAGCTGCCTGAGTTCATTCTCGGCACGCATGGCATCGATCTCCTTCTTGTATTTGTCACGTTCCTCGATTGCTTTCTCCAGTTCGCTCTTGGATGCCTCGACTTGTCTGTCATAGGCCTCAGCCTTCTCCTTGTACGAATCGAAGTCAGCATACTTTTTCCGTTCCTGGGCAAGCCGGTCCCCAAGTATTGCATTGAGTTCTGACTGCGTAAACGTTCTTTCAGGCTCTTCGGACGGAGTCTTCACGTCTTTTGTTTCTTCTGCCATTTCTGGCTCCTTTCCCCTACGCTTATTTGGTGGTCGTCATTACCTCGTTTAAGGCACGAGTTACCATGAAAAAAGCACTTACCATTCGGTTAAGTGCTCTGTTCAGTTAAGTTTGATACAATACCTCCGGAAAGGAGGTGAGATATGTCCGATAAAACAGTTAAACCCGGAACCGATAATCAGCCTAAAGGTACTTACACGGAAGTTGGACCTCGTGGCGGAAAAGTGAACAATCCTCGTACTGTTCATATCGACTCCGGTGACAGATTACCGCCGACTCAGAAGTCTGGCAACAGATGGAAGAAAGAAAAGTAATCTGTGATATAGTCGCCACGTGCGACTATATTTTTATCTTCTTGCGTGAAAAACAGAAGCATCTTCCAAAGGCATTGATCTGCAGCCAGGCTTCGGCATACTTCTGTCCATCTTCCTCGTATTTCGTTATGTAATGTCTTAACATATTCCTCCTAAGAAAAAGCACTCCGGAGAGTGCTATATGTTGTGAATAATCTGACCATCTTTTCGGATATATGTTGGCCCATGCTTTAATGATTCTTCAAAGATGAAATCAACCTCTTCCTTTGTTAATCCTTTATATGCATCAGGATTTGCATCAGTACCAATATCAAGAGGGTTATTTAGCCAATCATATGTTATAGGATTAAACCCAAGTTTCTTTTCTATACTCTTCATTGTAATCATAAGAATTCCATCTCTACCCCACTCATTCTACATTCTTCTATAAACTTTGGCAATGCATCGGCAGATTGTAACGCTTGATCAAAGTGCTTATATGCAGACATATATGCCGATATGTTTACGGATTCCATAATAGTATATTTGTATATATCTCCATTGTGACATACAACGATCCCATATTTGTAGTTATGTCTATACGCAGAGATAATATCATCTTCACTAGGAGCAACACTCAAAGGATGGTTATGAATGGCAATTATTGAACGGCTGTTCCTCTCAGCCATTTTTTTCATTTCATTCGTTGGTTCAACTCTATCTGCAACATTATAGCTTAATTGCCTTTTTATCTCTCCTGTATTGGAGTCTATGAATATAAGGTCCTCGAATCGTGTCCCATTACGATGTTTTAAAATACTTCTTGCTTCATCAACAACTATTTTACGTATCTTCTTAGGTTCCCCAATAGCAGACATTCTTCTTGGGTATGTGTCGGAATAGATTCGTTTTCTTTGCCACTCTGTGGATCTATCCAAGCCTTTATGGCCTTCTTCAGCTTCTTCCCAACTTTCAAATTGCTTCTGCTGGTATGCATCCCTCTTCTGAGCATTGATATACTCTTTCTTCTGTTGATACATCTGCCTGCGAAGAGAATTAACCCGATCTGAAGCAGTGCTTCCTTCAGTATTCTCGTACATTTCTTTGTACCGATCCGGATCGTACACCGCATCATACTTTGCCTTACCCTTGCTGTTGAAAGCTATAGCGAATGTACAGTCACAGTTCGCATGGATATGCTCCGCATGATTGCCTCTCAGGACCTTGCTGGAAGCCTCCTGCCAGCCTCTGGAAGCCAACGTTATACAGAATGCACATGTGTCTCCGGAAGGCACCCAGGCCCACTCCGCGCGGTCTCTGATGGCATTCTGAATCATCGTATCTGCACCAGCTTGCCGGACCTGTCTGCCGACGATGCTCGGGATCTGACTTGGAGAATGGTACTTGCCGTACATCATCCCCTTGGCCACTTCTTCCATCGTCGCTGTCTCTGCCGGATCTGCCGGAGGAACGTTCGCTCCTTGTGCCACAGCCATCAGATCGTACATTTCCGCAGAAAGCACTGCAGAAACTTCTCCGTACTTAGTAGCCACCGCATAGGCATACTCGATCAGTGCATTGTTATCCGTTAAGCCATGTTCGTTGACCCATGCGGTCATCAAATCTGCAGCACGTTTATCAACTTCGGCAAGTTTATCAATGTATTTCTGCCACTTATCCTTCGAGATCATTGCCGAATTCCTCACTCAGCGTCTGCAAGCCTCTCACCTTGGTCTCCTGGGCTTTGATACGACGGATGTCAGCCTGATCGAAGCCGATCATCTCCGCAAATACATCTGTCTCGGAGAATGCCTGGCGAGCAGATGCGATCTTCACTGCAGCATCTGCTGTGGATGCCAGGGAAGGCATAGCCGGATTCTTGAAGTGTGCCATGACTGCCTTGTCTTCTTCCGGCAATTCGTCTAAAGTCACGTTCTGAGAGATCGCCAGAGCCATTTGCGCAATGCTGTACAGCGCATCTCCGTTGCCGGCATTCAATTGTTCAGCCATCAGCACAAGCGTCTGAGATTGGGCCAGAATCGCGTCAGAAGAGGTCGGATTAGCATCGTTGATCACTCCTGTATCTGTTACTGTCAGACCGGTCGCTGCGGAAAACTGTGTTGCCAGGAGTCTAAGCATCTGGACGTGCGGTTCGATCGTTCCCTGGGAGAGCTGACCGAAGACCGGATTCTGTCCTGTCTCCGGATTCTGTGTAGATGCCAGGATAGATCCGACATATTGCTGGAACTTGGAACTCGTGATCTGATCGTACTGATCGTCGGTCACCCCGAGCAGATACTTCTGAGGAGATGTGGCAAATTCCAGTCCGATCGTCGCATTGGCCACCGTACGGACATATCCCTGGATAAGCCTACGGATCGGTTCTTTCAGTCTGGATCTTCCGAATGGCTTCGCGCTTGTCGCATTCCAGATCAGCGGTTCCATCAAAGGTCTTCCCAACCGGTGCGGATATTCCGTTGCATACCATATGTTGCCCTCTCTCTGCAGTGTCCAAATAGCTGTGTCGGTGTAGTAGTTTACAAGAGACGGATACCATCCCTTTGTGCTGTTGTCCTGTTCGGAATCAATGACCGCAAAGCCGCAGTCGATCCTCTGTTTCTCTCCGGACCACAATGCTGCAGCGGTCTGAGGAGAATGGAACCGGATACGGGCACCGATCCTGTCATCTGCAGACAGAGTCGCGAATGTACATCCATACTTCAGCTCATCCCGGCAGGCTTTCATGTACTCAGCAATCAGCCGGTTGTCCTTGGCGAGCTGGTTCATTTTCTCTGAGTCTGCACCGGAAGATGTGACAAAGCCGTCGAACATGGATCTGGAAGCCAGAACATCAACAGCCTTCTCGCCCCAAGCACATCCGATCTCGAGTTTTGCCAACCCTGTAGGCAGAGCGATTCCGAGATTCACCTCATCCAGTGTAATGTGTCCTTCGTAGTACTTCGCCTTTACTTTGTTTGGTTCCGCATGCTTGTTGAACACATTCATCAGTTCTACCAACCGTTTCGCTTCTTCTTCAGGAAGCCCGATCGCATGAACAATATCTCCCTTTACTTTCACCATCTATCCGATCCTCATCTTTCTTGTTGGATTGCGTCTGGATGTCTTCACACCCCACAACGCAAGCGCGCATGCCTCGATCGGGCACGAATCTTCACCACCGAATCCATATCCGCCGGATATCGGTCTCTTTGTGCTTGTCCTGGCACTGTTGTCCAGTGCCGCCTGTGGTCTGTACCACGTCAGTGTTCTTTCGTTTATTTCTGTGATCATCATCGTGCAGGCATTCACTACGTCTGCCGCCTTCGGTTTGACCACTGAGTCTTTGATCTTCCAGATATCACTGATCCGGTCGATCAGGATATCCGCTCCGTTCTTCCC